CGAATAATATCTTGTGCTGAGCAGGTTGGTTCGCCTTCACGTTCGCCTGTCTTTTCGCCATAGTTCAATACTCTTACCAAACTGAATGGCAATTGTGTACCGAAAGGCATTTCATTAGCAAGTGAGGTATGCACAGCATCTATATGATACTTGTCTTTTAGATATTGTTTATCAATCCCTACTTGATCTAATAATTTTTTTGGAACTTGCGTTGCCAACGAACCTACAGTGATAACTTTTTTTAGCGGTGCTTCTGGAGACCATCTTTGTTTTAATTTCATCAGCAGTGTTGATTGTGTGGTGCCTACATGTGCGATATTTAAAAATATATCACGTGCCAATGCTTCCGATACCAATCTATCTTGGTCTTCTGTTTTTGTTAAATCATATCCGGTGCTTCTGCTTACTCCTAAACATTCATGTGTTTTAGAATAATGTTCATAGACTGCTTTGCCCATTGGCGATGTACTGCCTGAGATTACTATTTTCATACGATTGTAAACCTCACTATTTGTATAAATCTACTGTCCTTGTCTATACCCGTTCCATATTCTTCCAATTCAAACAGGATAGGATTTTTTCCTCGCCAATAGAAATCTTTTTGTGCTGTCATATTTTTACCGCCTCTGATTTCTTCGTTGTATATCAATGCTTCACCGTTCAGTTTAAAATGAAATAATTCATCGTTAATGCCAAACTTCTTATTAAAATTTTCGTAATCTTGATCAGCACAGGTTGTCAAATTGTACACAAATTTTAAATTCCAGGTATCATTGCCTTTTGATATTAAATCAATTTCAGCCTTAAGTTCTATGCTGTCTTCATTCCATACTTGTTTGTTTTGTAATAACATTTTGTTAACATCTTCAACTTGTATATCAACTGTCCTATTGATGGAACCTTTTTCAGCAGTTTCTTTGCTGGACTGTATGTCTTTAAAAATATTGTTATCATTCCAATGCACATTCAATTGATCTACCAACAAACCATCTGTGACTAATTCGTTGGCATCATAATTTGATCTTAGTAAAGGAAAGTAATCAAACTTTAATGTTTTATTCATCTTTTAGTTCCAAAAAAGTTGAATATGTATTTGGGTCTTTGTCCGCAGTTCGATCCGGCGTGCCAAGCATTTCTGTCGGGCCATTTGTACACGTCACCTGCTTTGGCATTGTAGTACAATTCATCTTCCACAATCAAAACATGTCCTGGATGAGTATCTTCCATGTGTACATGGAATCTTTCTATGTTTTTTAACTTGCGTAATTCTTCTTCATTGTCCTGTGTGTCCCAGTGCCAAGGAGCATGATTACCTTGATGTATCACACTGACCCAACAACTTAAAACATCTACGCCTACATAATCTGAAAATTTATCTACCACACTTCTATCAAAATTTGTTTCAGGTATACACATATCCCAACCTACAGTGCCGCCTTCTGATGCCAGTGTGTATCCTGCTTTGTCCCATGCTTCACTGATCTCTTTGATGCCAGGCAGGTCATCTTTCTTTGTGTGTCTTGGTCCTTGGTATGCTGGTTCGGAATTCTTTATGGATTCAACCACTGATGCCCAGTCTATCACATCACTACAATTTCCTATGAACTGTTTCATTCTGCGTATGCCAAATAGTTAAAATTAAATTTAGGTACAAGTCCACAGTTGGTTCCACCGTGATATGATTTAAAGTCTGGCCACTTGTGAATATCTCCTTGTTTTTCATTGTACAATGCTTCATCGCCTACTATGAACACGTGTCCTGGAGCAGGTTCATTTATCATTGCTGTGAATCTTACTGGATTGCCTTGTTCTGTGTACTTTTTCCAATCCACGTCCCAATCCCAATGCCATGGAGCAGTTTTGCCTGGATATATTTTTGATATCCAACATTTAATCATGTTGGGAGCACCAACAAACTCTCCAAATTTTTCAGCCACTTCCATTGAAAACTCTTTGCCTGGGTAGTAGTTGATCCATTCTATAGATTCTCTGTTGTAACTGCCTATTGTAGATAAAGCATCATCGATCTCTTTTAATTCCGGCACATCTTGAACTGGAAGATATTTACAAGCACATTTGCCTTCTTGATCTTTTACTTCCTTTATGATTTCATTCCAATTTACAATATGATTACTGTTACCCACAAACTCAAGCATTTAAAAAATCTCCCGGCCATTCGGCGTAGTTGGTTTTAATTGTTTCATTGTACAATTCATGTGTGTCCAATTGGTCATTTACAATAAATTTATCAAATCTATTGTTGCGTATGAGAGGTTTAAGAAACTGTACATCTAAATATTTTGTATCAACATCTGTGCAACCATAAAGGTCCATAATGTGAGCATTATCTTCATCATCAAAGTAAAAGGTGTGTGGGTACATATTAATTTTGTATATGTTGTCTTTTTCTAAATCATCTTTGATGGCTTTTATTTTGTCTTGCCAATTTGGTATACTATCAATTTGTCTTGTTTCCAACAACCAATGTAGACTTTTGTCATACCAACGAAATGTAATTGTTCTTTTTGAGAAGTCTATGTTAATAATTTCAGGAATATATTTTTTGTTTTTTAATTTAAAAAGATATTTCACTTCTTGATTAAACCAATAATTGTAAAGTTCATCTGTCATTTCCATGTTATCAAAATATTTGTTTGCGTTCCAATTCATACAAAAAATTTTTTTATTGTTGCTCACAAGAGGTTCGTACAGCATATTTGTAACAGCAAGTCCTCCTTTAAATTTATAAAAATTATTCCACTTATCCATACACAATATCTATATCAAATCCACATATCTGTTGCATTCGTAAAATTTCTGTAATACTTTCGTTTTCACAAAGGTATTTCACTGTGGTTTCATTTATTCTAGCAAAATTATTCACTTTGCCTTCCTTTACAAATCTATTCAATATTCTTGAAAACGAACTGTCAAAAAGATATCTCATATTGTACACAGGATTTTTCACAGTCATCAACACCTGTCTTGGATCATATATTTCTGTATTGTTTTTTAATCTTTTGCGTATCACCAATTGATATCTATTCTTGTATCCATAATTGGATGCTGAATGTAATAGACCTGTATTCATTAGATACACACTGTCGTCTGCTTGGGTTGGAAACATCACTTCATTTTCTATGTCATGTAGATAACTGTGTTCAGCATCCAGTGTCACATGATACCTGTCGTCAATATCAGCATGGGCAGAATAACTTTCACCTGGCTTCATCACAATCAGTCTGGCTTCTCCATGATCTGGTAACTGTTGCAACAGTTCATCCAACACAGTGTCTTTGTATTCTGGTAGTACCTCCCAAGGATCATAGAAAAAATCTCCTGTGGGTTTGTTTAACACATTCTTACCTTCTGGTAAATGCTTTAACAATTGGTATAACTTTTTGGAATCAGTTTTGGTATCTAATTTTTCTAACATATTACTGTACTTATCGTGAATTATAATGTGCGTACTTAATAGCGATAAATATCTTTGTCCATAATATGTCTAATTACGAAACAATAAAGTCAATTTACCAAACCAGTGCCTTCAAAGATATTCTCCACGAGATAGATGGAGTTGTATTTCCATTTTTAGACAAATGGAAAAATATTGGTATCAGTGTGAGTGGTGGAGCAGACAGTGCCTTGATGAGTGTGCTGTTGTGTAGTATCATATCGCAACTACAAGTGGATACCAAAGTACATATTATCACCAATGTTAGATGTTGGAAGACCAGACCTTGGCAACAACAAAACAGTTTAGATGTCTACAATTGGCTTGTATCAGCATTTCCTACAATACAATTTAAAAGACACACCAACTTTATTGCTCCTGATTTAGAATGGGGTTCTGTAGGTCCCAACATCGTAGATGAATATGGCAAATTGAAAAGTGGCAATCAAATAGAATTAAGAGCACACGCAGAATATGTGGCTCACACAGAAAAATTAGATGCTTGGTATTGTGGTGTGACCAAGAATCCAGATAAAGAGTTTGATGAACGTCTAGTGGAAAGAGATTTAGATCTCTCTGATGCTACACTGGACAGATTAATCAAAGCACACATGGGCGGCTTTGCTTGTCACCCTTTCGCATATGTACAAAAAGATTGGATAGTTGCCCAATATAAAAAATTAGGCATTATGGACCTATTCAATCTTACACGCAGTTGTGAAGGTGACAAAGAAACATATCCAGATATCTTTGGAGATTTGGATTACAAGACATATGATCCAAAGTCGCCTGTGCCAGTGTGTGGCAAATGTTTTTGGTGCAAAGAAAGAGAATGGGGATTGAGTAAATGTCAAGATTAATCACGTTTGGTTGTTCTTACACATACGGTACAGGTTTACCTGACTGTAAGAACTGGATGTTTGACAAATTACACAATTTGACACCAAGCAAGATGGGTTGGGCATCACTGTTAGCCGATAAACTACAATTGGAATTGGTCAATGAATCATTTCCAGGATCCAGCAACACAGAAATCATGTACAATGTGTTGAAATACAATTATCACAAAGACGACACAGTTGTTATTATGTGGACTCATTATGTGAGAGACATGTTGTTTAATTCTGTTCACAAATACCCTTTCTTTAGAGATAGATTAGGCCCTTGGGCAAAAACACACAAAGAAAGATTGTGGGCAGAATATTTGAGTGAAAAAGATTATGCTATGAAAAGTTGGTTCCACATACATCATGCTGATTTACATCTACAACAAAAAGATGTAAAATACATTCATTACCCAGCAACACCACAGGAATTGGACAAACACACACTTGATTTTGTCGACATAAACAATTATCATAGTGATGGTTTAGAATATGTGGACAAAGCAGATGACAAACTACATCCTGGTGTAGAAAGCAATAAAATTTTAGCAGATAAAATGTATAGGATATTAAATGACTGATCACAACGAATATTGGCAGAATCCAGAAGACACAGAACTGGGCAAATGGCAAAGAGAGTTAGAATCTGTTTCAGGCAGTTCTACATTTTGTATATTGCCTTGGATACATTTTGCCACAAGACCTAATGGTGATATGAGATTGTGCTGTTCGGCGAACGCCAGCGGCGCTGGTTCCGACCACGAAGTGGGCCTCGTCAAAAAAGAGGACGGCAAACCTGCTAATTTTGGCAAGGATACTCCCATGGAAGCATGGAACAATGACTACATGAAGAGTGTGCGTACCACCATGTTGAACAATAAAATACCTGCCAGTTGTCGTAAGTGTTTCAAAGAAGAAAAAGTTGGTGTGGTTTCCAAACGCATATGGGAAACTGGCACATGGTACAAAGATGGAGTTGATATTCCTGAACTGATACGGCAAACCAAAGAAGATGGCACAGTGCCTGAACAGTTGATGTACTTGGATTTAAGACTGGGACACACTTGTAATATTAAATGTGTGATGTGTTCACCACACGACAGTTCCAAATGGGTTAAAGATTGGCAACAGTTGATGCCACAGTTGCAGAACAAAGATGTCAAACAACAACTGCAATGGGATAAAAAAGAATTCAACAACTTCTGGCATGAAAAGCCTGAGTTCTGGGAAGAGATGTACAAGCAAATACCAAACCTTAAACAGGTTTACTTTGCTGGAGGGGAACCTTTGATGATCAAAGAACACAAACAGTTCATAGAAGAGATCATACGTCAAGGTTATCAAGACAAGATACTGTTGCGTTACAACTCAAACGGCATATTAGTTGATGAAGATTTAATTGAACTGTGGAGCAAGTTTAAAAAAGTCAAGTTTGCTGTGAGCATGGACGCCATGGGCAAACGTGACGAGTACATACGTTTTCCAACCAACTGGGACACTGTGGAAAAGAATTTACACATGCTGGACAACACACCAGACAACATACAAACCAGTTTGGCAACAGCCATACAGATATTCAATGTGAAACACTTGCCAGACTTTATGAAATGGAAAGTTCAATCAGGATTTAAAAAACTGAATGCAGGCACAGTGCCTGGCGGAGTACAAATGGGTGGTGGATTGGTCAACATGCACTTGTTGTACATTCCAACATTCTTAAGCATACAGATATTGCCCAAAGAAGACAAGCAAGAAGTTGAACAAAGATTCATGGAGTTCAAGGATTGGCTGTGGCAAAACTACAGACAGGACGATGATTATTGGAAAACAAATCCTTATGGATGGAGACGTTGGGAGGCTGTGTTGAAACACATGAACGAAAATGATCATTCATTCTTGTTGCCTGGATTCAAAGAGTATGTCACAAAATTAGATGCTATACGTGGAGTTGATGCTAAATCAGTGTTTCCTGAATTGGCTCATTTGTTATGAAACAGGTAGTACAAGTTTATAATCCCCAACCCAAAGATGTGTTGCGTATAGAATTCATGATAGGTAATACCTGCAATTTCTCATGTTGGTATTGCTTTGAAGGATCGCACGAAGGCACACATCGCTGGACAGATGACATGGAACAATTGGTGTTAAACTTCAAACATCTGTTTGAACAGTACAAAAAGATAGGCAAAAAGAAATTGGAATTACACATAGTGGGAGGAGAACCCACACTGTGGCCCAAGTTGGGAGAGTTTGTCACAGAAATAAGAAAAGCAATACCTTCATACATCACAATCAGTTCTAACGGCAGTAGAACTGTGCGTTGGTGGCGCAAGTTTGGAGAAGTGTTTGACAAAATACTGTTGAGTGCTCATTGGAAACAATGTGACGTGCCACACTTCATTGAAGTGGCAGACACACTGCATGAAATAGGAAGAAGTCCCAATGTGATGGTGCTGATGGATCCTACTCAATGGGACGTGTGCGTGGGAATGATTGAAAAATTTAAAAAAAGCAAACATTCATGGTTCATAAGTGCCATGGAAGTTATGCATCGAACCATCAACTACACAGAAGAACAGAAGGCATTCGTTGCCAAACCCACTAAACGTAGGCCCAGCATATGGCATCTTTGGAAAAACAGAAAGCATCTCAAAGGTGAGCCCACAATAAAATTTGAAGATGGGTCAAAGAAAAAAGTAAATCGTAATTGGTTAGTATTGAACAAACAGAATGATTTCAGAGGTTGGATGTGTAACATCGGTGTGGACAGCATGATGATAGACCCCGCTGGTATCATCACAGGTGCTTGTAGAACCAAACTGTTTGACAACTACAACATATATGATCCAGACTTTGTGAATAAATTCAAACCTGACATCAAACCTAAAATATGTGATAAACGCAACACCTGTATGTGTCAGCCTGAAAGTTTGTTGGATAAATTTAAGATTTAATTTTTGTTATATTGATATCTGCCGCACAGGTACACCATTCACGTGTACAATCAATTGATTCTGTGGGCTGAACAAAAGTTCCTTGATAGATGTTACCAATTGGGCCACCCACTCTACACGTGGCTCTGTGAACTTCACCGTCCCAATTAATCATCAAACTTTCTAAACCAGCATTACATTTCCAACCTTTGAATTGATTAGTCTTTTCAATCAACAAATCATTTGTATTACAAGATTCAGTTTCATCTATGATTGTGTTGTGTGGAGGCGTATGATTCTGTGTTACCAAAAATTCTTTTTCTTCTGCAGAATACCTTTCCATGTCCTCAAAAATATCATGCGTTTCTGTCCAACGAATCGGACGTAGAGCATAGTTTATTCCTGCTTCTTTTAGGTGCTTACAAGCGTCAGAGACGTCGTTTAAGCGTCCTGGAAGCATCATTACGTGTGCTAGTATATTTTTATTTTGTGTGTGCTGTGAGACGTTTAAAACGGTTTCTATCACTTTTTGGTAGTCGTATTCGAAGTGAACAGAGAACACAATATGATTAATCAGTCTGTCCAAAATGTCTGTGTAAAACTGTGTTGTTCTGGTGCCATTGGTGGTGACATTAAGCCAAGAAACTTTTGGTTTTGCGTACTCTAGCAGTTCCAAAATTTTTGGATGAACACAAGGCTCACCGCCTGTAAAACTGATTCTTACATTTTTTATTTGAGCCAATTGATCCACAGCACGTTTCAATATTTCTATGTCTGTGTGCGGACTTGTATTGTCGTGTATAACTGCTGGGCAATATGAACAATCATAGTTACATCTTTTGCCAAGGTTCCATTCCACTTTGACGCTGTTTCTAATGTGCTGGTATAAGTGTTCTACTTTAAACATACTGTTGAAACTCCGGATTTATCTTTTCAAACGGTCCTTGGTTTCGTGTAAGATCAAGTCTTCTATTAAAGTCAATACAGTCTTGCCAGTATTGATTTAAGTCTGTGGATTGTAAAAAGTTTATGTTGTCTTGTATCTGTTGTTGAGTAATTTTTTCAAGTACAGGATGTTCTTTGACTATTTCATAATCTTTAATTTTAGGTTTCATTGCTTCCAGTCTAGCAACTACCTGATCTTTTAATTCTTTGGGCAATACCTGTGCCGATAGTGCTCTTGGATAGTTAACCCTGTGACTGTAAAACACAATCTTCATCTCACGCAAGAAATAGTCTATCACTTTGTCTATTTGTAATATGTTGTTGGCTTGTACAGTAAATGCTCCCACTATTCTACTCACAGTGGGTATCTTTTTCATTTCTTTGATGTTGTATTCTATATCTGAAAACTTGCCATTGCCTCTGATGTATTCATACACATCGTGAAGTCCATCTATTGACACATTGACTGCCACACTTTTAAACTTGGGCCAATAGTCATGCACAGTTCTACCGCCCTTGATTCCCAGTGTTGTGCCGTTGGTGGCATATTTTATTTCAATGTTTTTACCATTTTTAGAAAGTAAATCTAGTATTTTATAGTGTACAGGATCCATTAAGGGCTCTCCGCCCGCAAACTCAACACGTCTAAAGTGAGGTAATAATTTTTCTAAGTTGTCCCAAAAATGATCTTTGTCTTCAAATATTCCCACGTAGGGTGCTTTGGTTAATCCTAAACTTTCCACAGCATCCACAAGATAGTTGCCTTCTTTTTTGTAATGATCCACTATGGCATTCCAGTCTTTCCATTGTGTGGAGTCCAAAGGATTACACATTCTACATTTCAAATTACAAAGATTGTTTATTTTGATTTCTATTGTGGGCAAATCAAACGGCATTGAATAATCATCCATCAGTTTATCCAAGGCATCTGGATATAGATTAATTCTAGATTCTGGTGAAGAATCTGTGATATGTCTTTGTCTTAAACTCTGCACTCCTTGATCTTCCAAATGAAAACAAGGCGCACACACGTCTGGACGTTCATCGTTTAACACTTGTCGTCTTACTTCTTTCATTTTGTCAGAGTTCCATGCTTCTTCCAAACTCATGTCTTTAATGTTGCCAATAGGAAGACTACGACAGCACACTTTAATAGCACCATCTTCTCTTGTGGCTAACCCTGTGAAAGGGTGCATACAGAAAGTACAACTATTCTTCATCTTGTTCTTGTTCATATTCCTCCTCAGGAGTTAATGGTGCTTTCCATTCTTTTCCAAATCGCCACATCGGTGCTTTCAAACTTTCAATATCTACTTCATAGAATCTTTCAACCGGGCCAGCATCTATGTCGTATTCTACAAATCCACTCCAAGCATGTTGCGATACAATTAATTGTATTTTGTCATATTTTTCTTTTAATAATTTTATAAGTTGATTTTGTTGAATTACTCTTTGCTTTGTAGGAATAAAAGGCACTGTTGGCTCGTAAGCAAAAATGTTACTGATATTAAAAATCACATTTTGTTCATTTTTAAACTTTAATGTAAATTCGTTTAACAAATCACATTCAACAAATTTAAATTTTATTTTATCTTTAATGTGCCATAAATTACTGATTTCTGCAAAATGATCAGCAATTTCTAGTTTGGTAGGTAACCAGTCAGGCGATTTGTGCCTATTAGTTTCTTTTAAAAATTGATGATAATCTCCTCCAGAAAATTTTTGAATTGTTTGTTCCATGTAGTACAACGCATTAGGATTATAATCGTAAAATATTACTTCGGTGTCTTCGTCCCAACCATACTTGTCTAGATATTTTAACCAATTAAAACCACTTGCAGGAGTAATCAATTGTTTTACATTACCCGCTATATGAACTGTTTGTAGTTGTTCTGTGTTTATAGGATAGAACAATCTGTTGGCACTTTGATTGTATTTTTTATAAATCTGTTTGCTGTTTTCTAAAAAGTCGGTTTCATGTTTGGCATAATAACATTTTTTACTCAATCTGATATCTTCATCAAACACAATGATATTTTCCTTGTTGTCCAACGCAGTTCTTATTACGTTCCAACCGTGCCATTTGTGAGCATAAGTTTTGGGTTCATTGCCAGGCTTAATCCATAAAGGAGTATAATCATCGTGAAAATTTTCTTCACTTCTGATAGGTTCTGTGGAAAAGTGTTCTGAATCCTTTTTCATTTCACCTATTTCAGGCAATTCAAGTTCTTTGTGTTTTTTAAGATTGATCACATAACATTGTTCATGCAGTTCATAGTATCCTTCTTTTCTATCCAATATGTGTCCTGCTATATAAAAATCTTGTTCAATCAATTTGTGTAAATGTTTGAAAAAAGCACCTCCTTGGAATTCTGTATCTGGGTTATACACAACAGCATAATCATATTGATCAACCAATTTAGCCAATGTGGGATCTGCCGACAAGGCTATCATAACATCATAACCCATAGTGTTGATTTTACCTATTTGATATTCAGCAATGTTTTGAATGATTTCTTTTGCTGAAGCGTTTTTTATTTTGTGAAAATTTGTATCCAAAACAAAAACTATATTGTCATGCTTTCTATTCTGTGCGTCAAATTGAAATGCCATTTTTCTCCAAACTCCTATCTAATAATTCATTAAACTCTGATCTCCGATTACCTATGTGTGCTTGAGCAATCATGTGTATTCTTTCCACATTGGCATTGTTCACTACTGAATGATCTTTCAGTATGTTTATTAAAAAAACTTTGCCATGTCCAAATGGAACTAATCCATGATCTTTTATATCCATGTAACACAGTGCTGGATGAAGCACTGCTACATTGATTGGTATCAGATACTCACATAAATCTTCTGGCAGTTCATGTCCTGGATGATCATTGTGCCAATCTATTCTGCCAGCAGGATCAAGTTTCATAAAACGTATTCTGGTGTATCTTTCAGCAGGAAACTTGTCCCAAAACATTTTTGCCGCAGGTGCAATTTGTGATAATTCTGTCCATTCATAAGGTGCATTCAGTTCATCATCGTAACCATATTCTTTCGCCACCTGTGTTTTATCAATGCCTAAACCATGCAGACAACAACTACTCCAACCTTTATGAGTTTCTTTTTCTCTGTGTGGCACATAGTATTGCTCCAATTTCGCAAACTCCACGTGATCTGTGAATGGTTTGAAACTCATATCTAATTCCAACCAAGGCAGTGTGCCATCTTTAAATTTGTTAAAAACTTTAGTTGCTGTATCCATTTTTAACTCCTATTATCATAAATCGTTTGTATTTCTCTGTGGGAAATTCTGAAGCAGAAAAAACTTTTAATCCACAATTTTGTTTGAACGTGATCAAATCCTTTTGACAATTGACATGTTCTGTGTTGTCAAAATAATCATTGCTTTGTAATATCACTTGAGTATTGTCAGGTAATTTTGAAATCCATTGATTGTATTCTTCTGGTGTCATGTGTTCACAGGCAGTATTGATGATTAAATTGTGCTTGTTGTAATATTTGTAATCAATTATATTTTCAGTCAAGGCTGTGAATTGTCCTCGCATTTCATAATCTTTGTTCATTGTGACAGCAATAGGCTCACAAGCAGGATCTTTATCAATTGATGTTATTTTCAAAATGTCTAGATCACTGTTAAACAGCAGTGTCGCCAGCACTCCATTCCATCCGCCACATATCACGATGTTGTATGGTACTCTTTGAAAGTATTGTTTCAGTGTGTCTATCAACCAAACTTTGCTGTTGATTTGTCCTTTCCAGAAACTTTCCAGTGTACGATATCTATCATCAGATTGTCTGATGGCATCCATCCAATACAGCACGTCTTTGATATTAATTTTCAAATTGAACTCCTAGTTTGTCGAATGATCCACACTGTTTGCCACATTCTTGTAGTGGTGTGTGACCCCAAGTTTGTTCTATTTTGTCAAAATATCCATTGTCAAAAATTTCCTTCAAACTACTTGTATTTAAGTTAGGAAATTCTCCTATTCTTTCCATGTAGTCTATTCTACTGTCCTGCATTGGAGGAATCCATTCCATGTCTAACCAACAACAAGGAGATACATTACCACAAGCACTAACATATAATTGTTTGTTTTTGACTGCTTTACACACAATGGTAGGTTTAGTTTCCTGCTGTGATTGTTCAATTAAAGGAATCATGTCAGCACTTTTTTGTGTAGGTTCTAATTTGTGTAAAGGATTTCCTTTATCGTCAATCACCTGTAGATAATCTTTTTTGAAACGCGATGTGTGTTTGGTGGTAAAAATTTTAAATCCTAAATCTTTTGACATCTGTTCTGCTGTTTCCACTTGATGTTCATTGTGTTTGAACACCAACATGTGCCATTTAGCAAATCCGCCTGCTTGTATAAATGCCTTAGCATTGTCTATGATCTTGTCAAAGTCTGTGGATATTCTATACAGATGATTAGTATCTGCTAACCCGTCTATGCCAAAAGTAACTTTTACTTGAGTTTGTGCCAGTTGTTTCCACCATTCTGTGTCTCTAGCACTGCCGTTAGTGTGCATCGAAAGTCTTATATGAGGATTAGTTTCACGTAGGTACTTGTATATCTCTAAAGTATCTTTACTCACAATAGGATCTCCAAGATTGCCACACATGAACATGCTGTTCAATTGTTTGATAAACTCCACAGGAAACCATTGTTTGAATCTATCCAAAGTTATTTCATCAAGATGTATAAAAGGATTCAACGGTCCGCCTTGAATACGTCTAGGACACATTGGACATTTGGCTTGACACTTGCTGGTCACTTCCAAATGAACATCTTTTATGTCGGTGAGTTTATACATTTGTTCGTTCCTTTTTGAATGCTTTTGATTGCTTACGACTGATTTCCATTATGATTTCTTCTCTTTCAATGGCTTCCAGTTTATCCAATTCTCTACTTTTTGGAATTTTGCTGTCTGCTGAACTCACACAGGTTGCTGTAATACATCTGTTTGGAGTTCTAAACAATTTAAATCCTTCATCAATAGTACCTAAAGGCTCATCATGGCAACTATATGCTCTTTTGATTTCTCCTCCTGGCTCTCTCACAATGCAACTTTGATATCCAGCATGACAAGTCCAACCTTTAAATTTATTAAAACCAAACGCATTGAATCTTTCTGCTTGATCCAAATTGTACATTTTATCCTTGTGATCAATTAAATTCAACTGTTGAACTAATTCTCCGTTTTCAATTGTGAGCGGAAATCCTGTTTTCATCATTTCAATCTGAACATCTGTGTAGCCAGACACAATCTCACTAGCAGATTCGTTGCTTTGTGGTTTTAATGTTACATTGATTCCTCTTTTGTGAAATCTTGAACATCGTTCATACAGTTCATCAAACAGTGCAGGCACCATCACTTGATTGATTGTTACATAAACACCTGCGTCTTGAAGCATCAGCAGTTTGTCTCCAAATGTTTGTTCATCAGCAAATTCATGATGAAAACTGGCTGTAATACTTCTACGATCTAAACTGTGTGTGGCTTGTATCCATGTTGACCACCATTTCTTGCCTGGAGAACAGTTGGTTGTCATGTGTATGCTTTGATATCTAGATTTGTCGTCTTTGGCATAGTGTCCTATCAATGGCAAAAATCTTTTGTATGCTGTGGGCTCTCCTCCTGAAAAACTGAAATGAAAACTGTTGAATCCATTTGCTCTGGCTTGCGTTTTTATTTCATCCATTGTTTTTTTGTAGACTTCCAATGGTCTGTGATCAACCTTTTTGCTGTGAGCATAGGGCCAACAATAAGAACAGTTGTAATTACAAAATCTGCTGAGTATCCAACTCACGTTGAACAAATTGTTATCCAACATGGTGCTTTGTCCGAATCTCACAATATTATCAAACGGAATTTTAGTAGTATTCACTGACACTGCAGGTCTCCTCAAATTGTTTTTTAAGCCAATCAAAATCATTAATCATCTTTATTTTGTCTTTGTTCTGTTCGCCAAACTGTCTGCCTTTTTGAGCACCATCAATAGCAAAGTCGCCGTAAGGTCTATCCATGCCTTTGGTACACCAAATGTTTAATCTTTGTTCTGTTTCTGAATCTTCTTGTCTATCTATCACTTTGGAACTCAACTTGGCACACTCTCTGAATGCTGATTTCCAAGCACTGAAAGGATCTGAATTAAATGCTGTGATGTTTGATACCTGTTCCATTGGCTGGAACCCTTCGGATATACTGGTGGACATATCTGTTGTGTTTGTGTCCATTTGCAAAGTTAATTCCCTAGGTAAAAGTTTTACTCCACCATAGCCATATTGTAAATCATTAATAGGGTTACGACTACGCCATACATGAACCCAAGTTTGTTTATAACCTGTGGCTTTGTGATCAAATTTAAAATCGTCCACTATCTCAGCATCGGCATCTACTACCCAAAACATTTTTGTGAGTGCTAATTTTGCCGCTTCTATGTGTGCCTGATGGATTCCTTTTACACCATGTATTCTTTGTGCTATTGGAAAACGTTCACACAACATTTTATAATTGTGATCTGCTAACGGTTCGTTGTAACTGATAAAAATTATATCATACATTAAATTGTTTTCCTTATTATTCTTGGTGTGTTGTAATACACTTTTTTAAAAAATTTACTTTGTTCTGCGTTTAAAGGTTCTATTGGCAATTCTATGTTGTGCTGAGCAGTTATTTTTTCTCCTAAATCAATCACTTGTTGATAAAAATCGGTTTCTGTCTTGTCATCGTTATCATGCAGTTCATATTTCCAATATTTTTGTAAATATCTATAGTTGTTTGCCTGTGTGAAATCCCAATCAGTACAAGTGGTCAAGTAACAACCTGTTCTGGCTCCGTGAATAGCATGAACTCCATATTCATTATCCATGCCCACTGACATCCATACCAGCAGTCTTTGATAATTTTGCCACCATAATTCATTGAGCGGACGTCTAATGTTTCTATCCAAACTCATTTTTACACCTTCTCTGAATCCTGCTCTCCAGGCTTGATAAGCAGACCCATCTATGTAACTGGTTGAATAATTTTCATTGAATTGATAATAATTCGGAAAGTGACAAAATTCAATAACATTTCTATTTTGACTGCCTTCTGCTCCGTCATGATTTTCATGCGTCTGCATATTTTTTACAAAGTCTTTAGTCCAACATTTAAGACTGCCGTTTCCATATTTCAATCCATTTAATTCAATGTGTCCACACCAACTGAATTGATAGGTGTTGTCTACACCTAAAGATTTCATATCCACCAACACATTTAAAAAATCTTCATGTACCTGTGTATCAGCATCCACTGTGATAAATCTTTCTGTATCGGATATTTCTGCCGCACGTTTATGAGCAGTATCAAATCCCATTACACCATGCACTCGTTTTGCCCATGGTATTTTTCTTTTAAGATCAGCATAATTCTTTTCAGCATTGGGTTCATCCACACTCAAAAACACAAAATCCATGTCTGCTATTTTAAGAATCATTTGTTTACCTCATATGAATAGTTGTACACTTTTCTACAAAATAGTCTTGGTATTGAATCAGACTGATGTGGTATCTTTATGGTGCTTTCTTGACATAATTTTTCTATATCTAATTCAAAAGAATAATCTAGCACACTGGTATTATCCTGCGGAGTTGTAAAAAATTTATGAATACTTTTTTGATTTGCTGTGTTTTTAATTGCGTCTTTTAACTCATCGTCGATAGTTATATTCCATTCACTGTTTCTTTTATTCAGTTCAAATCTTATACACGAATCTTTATCATTTTTTTGTATTTCATAGATGATTTTATTTTCAATTTTGTAGGATTCTTTGTTGCTGTGCTGTTTGCTATCTACAGCATTTTTAGCCTTAACAACATACTGATTATCTTCAAGAACAACCAAGTAATCTCCCAAATGTTTCAATCTACTTTGAACTTGTTTCCCAAGTTCTTCTGATATTTCAATACTGTTTTCCTTCTTTTGTATTGAACATCCTAACACTCTGCCTGTTGCTGGATCAAAACGAAAATAATATTTTACTTCGGGACGAATCACATCAAATTTTAATGGTGGTCTGATTGTCATTGTAATTGCTCCAACATTTTGTCTGTTAAAAAATTATCTTCCACATAATGGAATATGCCTTTTTGTTTTATGTTACCCACAAACAATTCAGTTTGTGCGTTTAAGTTGTAATCAATATGCTGTGTCCAATTGTTCATTTGGCTTTGATAATTTTGAATTCTAGGTTTCATGTGTGTGAATGTTAAGTTCGAACTGTTACTGAAAACTTTGTGTTGTAAATTCAACAAATCAATTGCTATTGCTGTGGCAACATCCATACTGCACCAAGTTTGGGTTTTAAACTTTGTAAAACGTTTGCTGTAGGCTTCATAATTTACAACAATGTCTTTGAGTAACTCAAAAAATTTGTTGTTGTTTTTACACTTTTGAAAATAATGAAATCCACAATACACATTTGGTAAAGAATTTTCAACAAATACTCTTCTGTAATATGTACTGGTTGCCCATTCTCCTCTATAAGTTTTTACTTTATCTGTGTAGTACAGTTCATACTTGCTCAATTGTTCCCACCAATGATCGATATTTTCCAATACCAACATGTCCACATCCAACACAATGGTTTCGTTGAATGGTGTGATATCATAAATTTTACATCTGTTAGCCACTTTCCATTTTGTGTGAACTGCTAAATCTTCTCCTGGAATATGCTTGATATAATCAAAGTGCTTTTGATAATCAGCAGGCACATTGATATCTGTGATCAAACACACTTTTTCATCGGGCATAAATTTTTTAATACTCAAACTACACGCCACTGCCTGTTTTAAATAATCAGAGTCGTTGTTTTGCTGTACAAATAATACAAATCCTCTACTCATATTGATCTATAATTTTATTCAATCCTATTTTGTTCATTATGTGAATGTTGATACCTTTAATTTGTGCTTTTAATCCAGACTCAAATGTGAAAGTCCATTTGTTGTCTTGAAAAGAATCTACACCGTCTCTATCCGTTACATAAAATAATTTACTTGGCAGTTGCTTGGGCCAAGCAGTTTTTTCAAAGTCGTTAATCATGTGAATAGCAATGGCAAAAGCAAAATCATTTCTAAAATTTGGATGTGTTATTTGATACTTGAATCTATAAAAGTCCCATTGATTTTTAATGTGATTAATCAGTTCGAACAGTATCTTTGTTCTTTCTGTCTTTTTAAAATAAAACACAGTTGCCCAACACATTTCAATACCTGTATCGCTCACATATTTCATTTCCTCTGTGTATCTTGAATCAAAATCTATGTGTTGTGCTTTGTAATTGATCAAAAAGTCTTCGTTACTTTCAAACACTTTGTTTAAGTTGTTGTTAGCCACTATGAAGTCAGTGTCCATCACTATTGTTTCATCATAAGGTGTCAATGTATAAGCAGTGTACCTAGAATGATTACTCCATATATCTTTATGTCGCTGATCGCCATCATGATATGATTTTGTTTGATTGGTAGATTCTTTGGGCACCACTATCACATGATTAAAATTATTTTTATCTTCGTTAAATTTGTCCGATGTGATCAAACACACAGGCAAGTTCAAATGTTTTTTGATTTGAGCGGCACAAAAATCAGCCTGTTTTACATAGTCAACAGTGCTGTTGTTGTGAGCAAACAGTAATACCCCTTTGGACATTGTTAGATCTCACCTTTGTCTTTCACCAATTGATTGTATTCTACAAAGTATTGATTTAGGTTTTGTTGATACAAATCAATAATATCGTTGTGAAAAGTTTTTATGTCTTGTATTTTTACTGGAATGTTGTAATCGTCAAGAAACACTGCTTCATTTGTTTGTTTGATATTGATCAGGGTCAAACAATGATTGATAAGGTTTAAATTGACTGTGAACTGATGTCCTTCAGTGTAATAGATATT